GCCTGTCAGCACGGTGCGAGTCCATTACCCGTTGCCATATGGCCGCTTACCAGTCCCGCCCACAACTCTCGCTTGAGATAACTCTGTGGGTAGGTGGACCTTGCCGGGTCGGACTGGAGCCCCTTCGGCGGTTAGCAGGCTAGGGGATAAGAAGTCGGATCTGGCTTGGGAGCCGGTGCCGGGGGCGGCTTGGGAGCCGGCGGCTTAGGTTCACCAGGGCAGTCCGACCACTTGTCAGGAACGCATTCGTTTCGAGTGGTGAGTGTCGTGGTAGCCAAAGGATTGATGAGTCCCTTCAGGGTGTGGGTCTCGTCAGACATGAAGGAACCCACGTTGGTAGACGCGGGGCCGCTCAGGATGACATAGACGAACCAACCCTGTTGAGAGCGATCACACTCCGCAGCGGTGATGGTGGAAGACGAGTCCAGCGAAAACCACTTACGACGAAGCGGCACGCGGGCCGTACACGTGACGTTGTCGAACAGGTGGCCGCTAACTGCATTGGGAAGACTCTTGATGATCGTGTACCGGTTAGACCCGTATGAAGACCAGTTGGCCATCATCTCGGGGTTGTCGATGTACCCGATCCAAATGATCCCGCTGTTGTTGTAACCAATGTTCGACTGCCACGTGACGGATAGGTTCAACCCCTTATACTCCTGATAACACTGAGAAACGTTAGTCATCGGCCCGTTACCTGCGAAGGCGGGCTGAATCTTGATGGTTCCGTCAGCATTGCCACTAGCATCAGTGGTGATGTTTCCCGACCACACGCGGTTGTGGATTGTGATTTGGTCAGTGAGAGATTTAGAGCTCATCTTAAACTTGGGCTTGCCACGAGGGCGCGAATTGGCCATGCTCTTCAGCAGGGGCTCGGTCGGTTTGCGCGGCATAGTGACACAGGTGTCTGTAGGAGTTCGACTTCGGCAAAAGTCATGGGCCGCGGTTCCTGGTACGTCACAGGGACGTGAGAGCACTCGAGGGCGACCTGCTCATCGGGAAACATGCCAAATGCGAGTTAAAACGAGTATCCCGCTTCCTCAGTAATCGGCATGTCCTCGATGTTCATGTCTCCCACCATGTACCCCATCCCACTGTCGCGCACCCGGTCGTCGGCCCAGGCTTTGCCGCTTCGTCCCCCTAGGAGATTGCGGTAGAAGGACTCCCAAAAGGGAACCCCCTTGGTAAGCGCCAGGCCACACCCGCCAATGGCTGCTGCCCAGGCATCAAATTCCTCTTGGTTTGCCCATGAAAGCAGAGAGACAGCGTCCTTGCTGGGTGCAGTCCAGGGGTTGCGCACCATCCGGTACTTGCCATCGCTGGCGAGCACCGGGTGGCACTGGCAGAACTCAATCTGCTCGAACTCGTAGACTGGTGTCTCGCGGACGACACAAAAGCCGCCGCGCAAGCACCACTCGTCAAGCCCCTCGAACTTATACAGATCGCTGGCGTCACAGATGATAACACAATCGTCGCCGTTGTTGCCAAGGCGTGCGTCGATGTTGTTAGCATATATGTACCCCAGGATCACCAGCGACATGATGACACAGTTGCCCATGCCGGTGTTAATCTCCCCACTCATGCGCCCACCATCGGTTTTGTACCTGATGAGCCCGTCGGCGGCTATTGCCGTGACGTCGTTCTTGAGTTGCATCTCCAGGATCCTCGCGAGCTGGGGGTCCTTGAAGGTCTCGTTGTAGATGCTGTGCTCAAACCGGAGGGCATCGGGCGACACGTGCTGGTCAAACCTGCTCGCGTCTAGTCCGATGCACACCGGGTTGTCATAGCGCCTCCAATGGGAC